TTTTCCTGATTCGGCGTGGCTCAGGCTTCACCAATGATGAAGGAAATCAACGATTTCAAAACTTGCGGAGCGATTAGCTCCGATTCGAACTACCTGGGACTTTCCAGGTCGCTCGATATTTATCTTCCTCGGCCCTTGGCCAAGAAGATAAAGCGTTTCGGAAGGAATGAATCGTTCCAAAACCGACGCAGGCGTGTCGAGCAGGCTTTGCCTGTTCGACTCCCTACCGATGTGGTAGAGAAGATCTGCCGCATGGGAGAGTATCACCTTAAGAGGGTGACCAACTTTGTTGAGGCTGTCAATGACAACCTACTCGCAAGTAGTCCGGAACAGATAAGATCTTTTCTCGGTCTGCCATCGTACCAAAAGTTGCTACGATGGGCTTATTGCCTATCCGTGCACAACACGGATAGAGCAACGAAGGAGTGGAAGCGCTTCGCCGCCCTCCTTCGGTGGAAGGCAGTACAGTCAGAGACTGCACCACCAGAACCTCCGGTTGATTTTCCGGGGTTTGGCGCATCCAGGTCAAACCTGGATGAACTCCCACCACTGTGGTGTGAGTTATGCCCATGGCTGAAACCAGTCTGGGATCGCGGCGTGGTGTCGAAGAGCGAGGCAACTCGACTTCTTCACCTCGTCACCAGCAGGGGAATGCCTGCCGGTGGAAAGAAGACTAGGGCGGAGTCTCTCCGTAAACACGCAGAGACCCTCTCTAGTACTCCCGAGCCTGACGAGACTCGGAGGATGATCCTCCGACGCCTCTCCGTCCTCATCGGGCGGCAGATTCGTGGGACCGTTCCCAAGAACTTCAAAAGTCTTGGACACCTGTCGCTAACTTCATCGGCGAGCATTGACTCGCCAGTGAAAGAAGGCGGCAGAGCGGCCGAGGTCTCGGTAAAATTCCGGACCTGGGCAACGTACGTTCCAGACCACGACGAGGAAGCCTCGACGTGGTTTGGCGTGCCCTACCGGCTTGTAGCCGGTAGGCCACGGTGGCAGACCATGTGTCGGGAAAGTCCCGTGCATATGCCATTCCATGAATTCGGCGAATCAGTCGAAAACATGGTCCTCGATTTTGAAAATTTCAAATACGAGGATCCGTTATACGGTCTTGATGAAGTTACGGGTTTGCAACTTCTTCAATGGTCCCTTGAGGAGTGCATTAAGAATGGACTCATCGAGGGATGTCCGTATGACAACGGCGTTCCTCTTAAGAAGGGGAACATCGCACCGTCCATTAGGGCGAGTGCGATTGGAGAACCCGGGGCAAAGTCGCGGGTTGTCACCGTCGGAGAGGATTGTCTTACAATCTTTCTCCAACCATTTTCACATCACCTATTAGGTTATGTGAAATTACATCCGTCAGCTACAGCGGGTCTTACCCGCGGTTGGCAGATGTTCGAGTGGTGCAAGGGCCTGCGCAACGCAGGTCCAGTACCGGGCCAGAAGACCTACTTCTTAAGTAGTGACTTGACCACGGCGACAGATTTCTGTCGTCATGATTTTAGTCAATCAATGATTGATGGCCTAATGGAGGGATTAGGGGAAAGTTCCCCATATCTCTCCGTCTCTGCCGCGCTGCTTTGCAGCGGGCGGAGATATGAGTCAGAGGTCGAAGGTTTCTTCGATAAGCTGACCACCCGCGGTATCCTAATGGGAGACCCCGGCGCGAAACTGGTCCTGACTATGCACAACCTTTGTGCAGAGTGGGAAGCCTTTATTCGCTACCAGCTAAACATGCTGGACGCCGACGACGAGTCGTTTTACGACCGTCTTCGACACTCCAAGGGCGGAGCGCTCGCCAAATGGCGCCACTTCGCCTGTTCGGGCGATGACCACACCGGTCAAGGTCCGAAGGAGTACCTTTCGCGTATTACGCGAAACCATGAGTTAAACGGAATGTCCGTGTCATGGCCGCAGAACTTCTTAAGTTCGCGTGGTGCTTTCTACTGTGAGGAAATGATCCTCACAGTAGGACTCCGGGATGACCAGATTTACGGCGGGGAAACCCCCTTCAGTAAACGGCCATACTTGGAACAACCTCACATCGATGCGATGAAGCTGAGGTTACTTTCCCCTTGTTCAAAAGAACACGAGGGGAAAGACGAGCCAAACCCTG